CATCGTCTGCGGATCGACGCAGCGCCAGTCCGAGTCGGGGATTTCGGCCAGCGTCTTGCGCTCCCAGATCCACAGTCGGCCCTGGCGGTCGCGTTTGAGCACGTCCACGGTGGCGGTCAGCTTTATGCCCGGTGTGGGCGCGAACTGGACAACCTTCTCGGTGGCATCCAGCGTCCACGGCTCCAGCCACTGGTCGGGATGCATCTTCTGGGCGTTGTCCCAGAACGTCACGTACTGCTGGGTGATGTCCTTGACCTCCGCGTACAGGTCGGTCACCTTGGTGGTGTCCACACCCGCCTGGAGGGCCCAGTCGGCCATGCGCGTGAGTTCGTCGTCCCACGACTCGCCACGGTCGTGCAGTTCGAGCGTGCGATGGAGCCAGATTCCGCGCCGGAGAGCGGGTTTCTGGTCGCGGGGGACGGGAACGAGGTTGTCGATCCAGCGGTACTCATACCGCTTCAAGCAATTGCTCGCGTCGCGGTACGCGCTGCTCGACAGAGAGATGTCGGGCACTATGAAACTCCATTTGCGACTACAAAAACTACAGTGGGCAGACTGTAGCAAAACTCACAAGTCGCCGTCAAGCCCTGAGAAAATTTTTCGCGGAAATTCGGCCTGAACGAGTCTCGATGCCTTTACTACGGGAGGACGATCTCGACGCCCTTGCCCCACGCCCCTGCGGCTATCTCGACCTCGATCAACCCCTCAGGCAGCCTGAGTCCCAGCGGCCTCAAATGCTCCAGCGCGTCGTGCGTCATCACGCGTTTGATCTCGCGCGCCTGATCAAGCTGCCTGTCCTTCGGCGCTTCGATCAGCAGCGCGTCGTGGATGTTGCCGACCACGCGCGCGCCCCTGGCGTCCAGCAGGATCATCGCCGTCTGGGTGATGTCGCTGGCGAGCGACTGGGGGGGCATGTTGACGCCGGAGCGGATCTCCTCGGGGTTGCCCGCCATTGCGCCCGGCAGTCGCCTCAGCCGTCCAATGGGTGAGCGTGCTTCTCCCCGGCTGCGCAGCTTGATAGCCTCCAGGCGGTGCCACATGGGGAACTCCGGGAACGTGCGCTGGAATAGTGTGTGGAGACGACGTGCCTCGTTGTCCGGCCAGTCGATCTGCTGCGACTTCCAGGCATACTCCTGCAGCCCTTGCCAACTGATCTGGTAAAGCTGGGCCAGCACCGGCACCTTGCCCATGATCTGGCGGTCGTCCTTGGTGATCCGCTCCGGGTGCTTGCGCAGGGCCAGGGCTGCGAACAGGCGATAGATGTCCTGTTTCTCGTGGAACGCCCACAGCATGGATGCCTTCGACACGCCGTCCCAGGACGCGGGCATACCTACCGCCATCCACGCGCACAGCCGCGCCTCGATCTGCCTGTAATCCGCCGACAGCAGCACGCGCCCTTCGGGTGCGCTGAAGATCGGGCGGACGGACAAGTCCCTCGGGATGGTGTGGATGAAGCCTGAGAGCCGGCCCGTTTCCACACTGGTGGTGCGGATTTCCGGATGGAAGCGCCCGTCGAAGGAGTACTTGGTGGCCTTGTCGAGCGGTCGAAAGTAGGTTGTGATCTTCTTGCGGGGCCGGCGGCAGTCAAGGATTTTGCGTGCTTCTGGATACAGTTGTGCGAGTCTGTTGACAACCTGTTCAGCAGTTGAGGGGTGTTTTTTACCGTTCGTTAGTACGGGTAGACCCAGCGTCTGGTACAACCAGTGCGCAACTTGCGGATGGCTGGCAGGGTTGGCGATGGGCACCGCGCGGTCGGCGGACTCTCGCTCCTGCCAGGCTTGACGTAGGAGCACTGCCGCAGTTTGGCGGTCGATGTGGATGCCGCGAGCAAGCATGCGTTCCAGAGCGCGGAGTTTGGGCATCTCCACCGTTCGTGTGTACGCGGCAAGCCAGGGGTCCTCCGCGAGGAGGACCTCTTCGCGTTCCCACAGCAGGAAGCACGCGGCGGCGTCGTAGCCGTTGTACGGGTACAGGTCCTTGAGCGCGTGCATCTTGCGCGCGTCGATGTCCCAGTCGGGCCAGCCCAGATGCGCCCGGCCCGCCCACTTGAGCGACTTGGGCGCGTTCTCGTCGAGCAGTTGCAGGGCGATCATGGTGTCCCACGTCGGGCGTGGCAGGTAGCCCGTCAGCCGATACCACACGAGGTCGTCGTACACGCCGTTGTGCACCAGGCGCGCGCTCGGGTGACCGTCGGCCATGAAGGGTCTGAGCATGCCCAGCCACTTCCCGACGTGGCGACGCCACGATCTGTCCGTCTCGGGGTGCATGAGTGGGACCACCACGGCGTCGGTGCCACGGAACGAAAACGCAATCGAGTACGGGCGGAAGTTCTTGTGCCACCAGGGTTGGACGTTGGCCTCGAAGTCGTAGGCGACCATCGGCTCCGTCTCGATCAGGCGCGTGATGCCGTACAGCGACGAGTCGGTGTCCACCATCTCGACCGTCACGGGAGGTGTGGACGGTGGCGGCTGTAGCTCGCCCCTGATCAGCCGTCCGTAGCGCATCACGTCGGCCTGCCAGGCGGGGTCGCCGCCCATGTTGTGCAGGATGGCAGCCGGGTGGGCCAGGGCGAGTATCCACGCCTGATACTTGGCGCTCCACTGCTCCTTGCCTTGCAGCGCCAGGACACGTCCCCTGCCCGTCAGCCGCTGCAGCGGGATGTTGCCCAGCGCGAAGATCCACTGCGGCCTGACGGCTTCGATCTCCTCCTCCAGGTACGGCGCGCACGCGCTGGCGTACTCCTTGTCGGTCGGGTCCGAGAAGCAGCCGTAGGCGTTGGTCAGGAAGGCGCGGTGGATGCCCGCCTGCTGGAGCGCGTACTTGAGCTTCTGCCCGGACGGGCCGATGAAGGGGCGGTTCTCCAGGTCCTCCTGGCGACCCGGGTTGATGCCGATGCACATGACCGTCGGGCCCTGCCAGTCGGGGTCGCCCCACCACTCGCCCGGTACGTTGGTGTGGATGTTCATGCCGCCCAGCGGACACAGCCTGCAGTTCGGGTCCCTCACTGCCCACCTCCGCCGAAGCTGCGCAGGATGCCCACGCAGGCCATGAACAGCACGATGCCGAAAATGACGCCGGCAGCGAAGCTGAAGATGTCGATGGTGTAGCTGGGCATCAGTCGTTGCTGCCCTCGTGCCCGCCGTCGTCCTCGTCCTCGGGCCAGGCGATGTCGTGCTGCTCGGCAGCCGCGTTGGACAGCCCCCACTGCAGGCCGCGCAGTTCGGTGACCGCCGCGTCGCGCTCGCTGTACGCCAGCATCAGTTCGTCCTGCAGTTCGGCGATGCGCTGCACGTGGCGCTTGATCTCCGCGTGCAGTCGCTCGAACTCACTGACGGGCAGGGTCAGATAAATCTCATGCTGCGTCACCCAGCACCTCCTTGAGCAGGTCGGCTTCCTTGTCCTTCTGCTCCTCCCACACGTCGGTGTCCCACAGCGCATTGAACTCGTCCATGAACAGCGTCTGCAGCGCGCCCACGTCGAGCGCGTCAAGCTCGACCTGGAACACCTCGCCGTACTTGGCCGCGAACTGGCCCTTGCGCGCGTCCTCCTTGGTGAACGGCATGCGTACCAGGCTGTACTGCTGGACGTGCTCGGGCAGCAGCGCCACGCGGCGCACCTCGATGTCGCGTCCGCCCTCGGTCAGCCGGTCCATGAAGTCGCGGTCGATGTCCTCGCCGCTCGGATCGTGGTCGCCGGCATACAGCACGATCATCGGGCGCTTGAAGTACGCCTGCCAGTCGCGCAGGATGTCGATCTGCGTCTGCGAGTCGTAGCCGCCGACCGCCGCGCACAGCACGCCGTAGTCGTCGAACCAGTCGCGCAGGAACGGCAGCGAGCCCGCTTTCTCGACGACGGCGGCGATGGTCACGTCCTGCTCCAGCATGCGGTCCACGCGGCACACGTCGCGGATGTAGTCGCGCAACTCGTCGGCGTTGGCGAAGGTGGGCAGGCGCTCGACGCGCCGGCCTCCCTCGGTCAAGCGCGGGAACCACCCCGCGCGCCGGCCAATGGCGGTCAACTCAGACAGCCGCTTGTAGTCGCCGATGGTGTTGCGATAGCCGTACGCCACGGCGAGCGTGTCGGACACCAACTCGTAGTGCAGACGCCTCAACGTGGGCGGGCGTCCGAAGTTCTGAACGAATGCGTTGACCAGTGCCCTGGCTTGGGCAATGATCGGGTCCCAGGTTCTTGCCATGTGGGAAACGATACAGCGAACGGACGAGTCCTGTCAATAATCAGACAGGACTGGTCTGGTCGAAGCACTTCATGTGCAGGCGCACGAAGGTAGCCCAGTGGTGGTGGCCCTCGGCGTCAGGCGCGGTCTGAACCCTGATCGTGCCGCCACACAGCGGACACGGCTCGCGCGTGACGATGTCCAGCACCAGGCCGTCAGCCGTGCGGTAGGCGCTCGCGGCCTCCAGCGTGAGCGCGTCGCACGTGAAATGGGCAGGCTCAGGCATGCCCGTTCATCTGGCGGCGCAACTGGTTGAGCATCATGCGTGCGAGCGACACGAGGTTGGCACCCTCCTTGAGGCCGATCAACTGCACCTCGTCCTGGGTGTTCTCGCCCAGCAGGTACACGATCTGGACGTGACCGCGCTGGCCGATGCGCCACACGCGGCCCCACGTCTGCCGCCAGGACACGACGCTGTTCTCCAGGGTGAAGAAGATCATGCAGTCGGCCTCGCTGAGCGTGATGGCCACGCCGCCC